CTTCTGCATTTGATCGAATCAATGTACGTAGATTGTTTATTACTTTGGAGAAAGCAATTTCAGTAGCTAGTAAGTTCCAGCTATTTGAATTCAATGATGAGTTCACAAGAGCACAGTTCAGAAATATGGTTGAACCGTTCTTACGTGATATCAAGGGCAGACGTGGTATTACAGACTTTAAAGTAGTTTGTGATGAGACTAATAATACAGGTGATGTGATTGATACTAATCGATTTGTTGCTGATATTTACATTAAGCCAGCACGTTCTATTAACTTCATTACATTAAACTTTGTTGCCACTCGAACTGGTGTTGAGTTTAGTGAAATCGCTGGAGGTAACTAATCATGGCTATTTTAGGAGTAGATGATTTTAAATCAAAACTAATCGGTGGTGGTGCACGTAGTAATTTATTCAAGGCAACCTTAGGTTTCCCTGCATTTGTTACTTCAGATGTTGAACTAGCATCGTTTATGGTTAAGGCCGCTCAATTACCGAGTTCTGTAATTAATCCAATTATGATACCATTTCGTGGTAGACAATTACAGATCGCTGGTGATAGAACATTCGAACCATGGACTATTACAGTTATCAATGATACTGGTTTTGACGTTCGAAACTCTTTTGAAGAGTGGATGAACGGAATTAATCAGCACAATGCTAATACTGGTATGACTAATCCTGCTGACTACATGTCAGATATGATTGTCGCACAACTTGATAAAGATGGTACAGAAGTAAAAGCTTACAACATTCGTGGTTGTTTCCCTACTAACCTAGGCGGATTGAAGAGTTTACAGTTGAACTACAAGTACAGTATTGGGAGTCTGATACAACAACTTAATCGTAACAAACAAAAGAGTATCCTTCGGGGTGCTCTTTTATAATCGCTATAAATAAATATAGTTATTATAAAAGAGTATTACTCATGGAAAATTATGGCAGAAGATAATAAATTATTTGGTTTCTTATTTAAACAAAAGAAATCAGAAGAAAAGAAAAAGGCAAAATCATTCGCTGGTACCAACGAGGACGGCGCATATGAGATATCCCCGACTGGTGGGTTCTATGGCCAATACATGGATATCAGTGGTGATTCATTTAAGAATGACTCTGACTTAATCCTTAAATATAGAAATATTGCTGGTTATCCAGAAATTGATGCTGCTATTGAAGACATTACTAACGAATCAATTACCTATGACAAAGAAGGTATACTAAGTTTAAACCTTGATGAATTAGATCAACCTGATAATGTTAAGAAGTTAATCTTAGAAGAGTTTGATAAGATTCTTAATACCTTAGATATGAGTACTAATGGTTATGACTTATTCAGACGTTGGTATATTGATGGTCGTTTATTCTTCCATGTTATCATTGATGATAAGCATCCAGATAATGGTATCATGGAATTAAAGCAAATTGATCCAACCAAGATTCGTAAGATTAAAGAAGTAACTAAAGAGAAAGATCCAAAGACAGGTGCTGAGTTAACAGTAGAACTTGGTGAATACTACTTGTACCAAGATGATGATCATATTAATGCTGGTGAAGGCCTTAAGATTTCTACCGACGCTATTATCCAAGTTAACTCAGGCTTATTGAATGAGAAGAGAGATAAAGTAATTGGTTACTTGCACAAAGCATTAAAGCCTCTTAATCAATTATCAATGATGGAAGACTCAATGGTAATCTACAGAATCAGTAGAGCACCTGAACGTCGTATATTCTATATTGATGTTGGTAACTTACCTAAGGGTAAGGCAGAAGCATATCTTAATAATGTAATGAATAAGTATCGTAATAAGATTGTTTACGATCCGGCCACGGGTGAAGTTAAAGATCAGAGAGATCATAAATCCGTTATGGAAGACTTCTGGTTACCTCGAAGAGAGGGTGGTAGAGGTACAGAGATTACTACATTACCTGGTGGTCAAAACTTAGGTGAAGTAGAAGATATTATCTATTTCCAGAAGAAATTATACAGAGCTTTGAATGTTCCATTATCTAGATTAGAGCAAGACTCTACATTTAATGTTGGTCGTTCAAGTGAGATTACTCGAGATGAGTTGAAGTTCCAGAAGTTTATTGATCGAATTAGAAATAAGTTCGCTCATTTATTTATGGAAGCTTTAAAGCGTCAGTTAATCCTTAAGAAGATTATTGTACCGAGTGATTGGAAGCATATGAAGCAGGAAATGCTTATTGAATATGCTAGAGATAACTACTATTCAGAACTTAAAGATAGCGAAATCTTTAAAGAAAGAATGGAGAACTTAACCATGATGGATGAGTATGTTGGTACATACTTCTCTAAAGAATGGGTTAAGAAAACATTACTTCGCCAAACTGATGAAGATATTGCTGAAATTCAAAAGCAAATTGACGCAGAAACAGAGGCTGGTGAGTTTGATGATGAAGATGAAGATGATACTGGTATGGATTCAGGTCCTGCTCCTGCAGAAAAACCAAAACCAGTAGAAAAACCTTCAAAAGATGATGAAGAAGAAGAATAGTTCTGAAGAGGGCTTTTATTATAAATATATTACACAGGATACAAAATAATGAGTATTGAAGATTTAATTAATAACGTGAAAGTTGGTGATGCAGCAAAAAGCAATAATACATTTAACAATATTATGGCTGATAAAATGAATGATGCACTAAATGCAAAGAAGCAAGAGATTGCTCAAACTATGTATGGTGTACATGATACGCCAGTAGAGGAACCAACCGGAAATGAAGAAGTTTAAAGAATCTTTTAACATAGTTCTAGAAAAAAAGATGCAGCTCCCAAAGGGAGAAGAAATCGTTAAAGAACTAAAAAGATTAGGTAAGAAAAAAGATGTAACGGCTGTGGTTACATCGTTTAAAGGTAAGTTTAATTTGTATATAGATGATACTAAATTAGACGTTTTTAAATCGGTCAAGGATGCTGAAAAAGCCCTTAAAGACTTTTTAAAGGTAATGGACGTATGAAGAACTTAAAAAATATCAGAGAAGATAACTTAACAGAAAAGTTTAACGACAGACAAGCTGAACAGACTCTTAAAGGTTTGCAGATGGTATATGGTCAAGCTAAAATGATTGGTATTACTAAGGCTGCGCAAGATGAAATGAAGAAGGCCTATTCAAGACTGGTAAGTGATTGGTTTGGTAGTAACGAAGCAGGAAAACGTAAAATACCTACGGAGCTAAAGTAATGAAACTAATAACAGAATACAATTACCGAAGGAAAGAACGGTAAGAAAGAAGTCTATATCGAAGGAATTTTTATGCAGGCGGAAGGCAAAAATAGAAATGGACGTGTGTATACACGCGAAGTTCTTACGCAAGCAGTAGATAGATATGTAAATGAACAAGTTAAGACTGGTAGAGCGGTTGGTGAATTAAATCACCCAGACGGCCCTTCAATCAATCTTGACAAAGTATCGCACAGAATTACCGAACTTAAATGGGATGGTAATAATGTCGTTGGGAAGGCACTCATTTTGGATACTCCTATGGGTCAAATCGTAAAAGGTTTGGTTGAAGGTGGTGTTCAACTTGGTGTTTCTAGTCGTGGTATGGGAAGCCTTGAAATGAAGAATGGTGTTAACTATGTGAAAGATGATTTTCATCTTGCAACAGTTGACATTGTCCAAGACCCCTCAGCACCTAATGCTTTTGTAAATGGCATTATGGAAGGTGTTGACTGGAAAATGGATAATAGTGGCCATTATACAGTTTCAGAGCAAATTGAAAAAGGTGAGACAGAAATGAAGGAATCGGCAACTGAAGAGGTAGTAGATAATACTGCAACTCAGATGGAGAATTTTGAACATTTCCTCTCTAAACTATAACTCTTACAGGAGTAAAATATGTCAGAAGAAATACAAGACATTGCTGAAGAGAGTGTTGTTGAGGAAGTAATTACAGAGCAAGTTGCAGAAGATACTACGGAAGTAGTTGCAGAAGCTACGGATGCCCCTTTAACAGAAGCTCGTACGGTATCAGCAATTAATGCGGAGTTATCTGCATTAGACAAAGCTGACTTGGACGCAATCTTAGAAGCAGTCAAAGAAAAGGCGAAAGTCGAGACTGAAGATGAGGATGAAGAAGACGAAGAGGGTGATGATGAAGAAGGTGAAGTAGAAGACGAAAAGAAAGAAGGCAAAAAAGCTAAAAAAGAATCTAAAAAAGTTCAGAAAGAAGAGACTTTTAAAGAGGACCTTGATGCTTTAGTTAGTGCAGAAGATGCATTATCTGAAGGATTCAAAGCTAAAGCTTCTACTATTTTCGAAGCTGCTTTACATTCTAAGTTAGCACAAAAAACCACTGAATTAGAAGAGCGTTATGCATCTGATTTAGAGGGCGAAGTAAATGCAATCAAGGAAGATCTGGTTGATAAAGTTGATGGATATTTAAACTACGTTGTCGAGAACTGGGTTCAAGAAAACGAAGTGGCAATTGAGCATGGCTTAAAATCAGAAATTACTGAATCATTTATTGACTCACTACATACAGTGTTCACTGAGCATTACATCAATGTTCCAGAAGATAAGGTCGAAATTGTTGACGCCTTAACTGAGGAAGTTACAGATGCTAAAGATCAGTTAAATAAATCACAAGCTACAAATATGGAATTAGCGGAGAAAGTTAAAGCTTTCGAAAGAGCTAATATCATTAATGAAGCATGTGCAGGCTTAGCTGCTACAGAAGCTGCAAAATTAAAGGAATTAACAGAATCTTTGGATGCTGATAATAACGAAGATTATGCTGCTAAAGTTGCAACTATTAAAGAGTCTTATATGAACACGAAAGACGGCGCAAATGAAGTTGATACATCTATAGATGCTATCACTGAAGATGCAAAAGAAGAAAACACCAAGGTAGTTACTGGCTCAATGTCAAAGTATCTTGATGCTATTAAAACACATAAATAGGAGACAATTATGTCACAAGAGTTAAATACTCAAGCCCTAGTTGAAAAATGGGCTCCGGTTTTAGATGCAGACGGTGCAAGTTCAATTACTGAACTTCACAAGAGACAGGTAACTGCCGTTGTATTAGAGAACCAAGAAAAAGCTTCAATTGAAGCAAGATCACTAAACGAGGATGCATCAATTACTAACAGTACTGTTGATAATTGGGAGCCTGTATTAATTTCATTAGTACGTCGTGCTACACCAAACCTAATTGCGTTTGATGTTGCTGGTGTTCAAGCAATGACTGGTCCAACTGGACTAATCTTTGCAATGAAATCACAATATGATACAACTGCTGGTGCAGTTACTAAAGGTGATGAAGCATTACATGATAATGTTGATACATCGTTCTCAGGTCCAGTTGATACAGATGTTGCGGAATTCCAAACTATGAACACAATGGGTTTCTCAATCGAGAAGACTGCTGTAACTGCTAGGACTCGTGCACTAAAAGCCAACTATACTGTTGAATTAGCGCAAGATCTTAAAGCGGTACATGGTTTATCTGCTGAGACTGAATTAGCAAATATCTTATCTACTGAGATTCTTGCTGAAATCAATCGTGAAGTAATTGAAACTATGGAATCACAAGCAATCTCTGCGGTTGGTGGTGTTGCAAATGAGTTCGATGCTACAGTTGGTACTGGTACGTCAAAAGGTCGTTGGGAAGTTGAAGTCTTTAAAGGCTTAATCTACCATCTTTCTAAAGAAGCAAATATCATCGCTCAAGAGACGCGTCGTGGTAAAGGTAACTTCATCGTTTGTTCTTCAGACGTTGCAGCTGCGTTAAACGCTACTGGTTCTATGGACTATGGTTTAGTTAGTAAAATGGATGTTGATGTAACTGGCTCGTTGTTAGCTGGCACATTAAACGGTATGAAAGTATTCGTTGATCCGTTTGCTGTATCAGGTTCAGTTGTTGTTGGTTACAAGGGTACTAACCCATATGACGCAGGTATGTTCTACTGCCCATACGTACCATTAAGCATGATGAAGACTGTCGGTCAAGATGACTTCCAACCACGTATCGGTTTCAAAACTCGTTACGGTATGGCTGCGAATCCATTTGTATCTAGTACAGTTGCTTTAGGTGCTGGTATCAACCCTTACTTCCGTTCAGTTGCGGTTTCTAACCTATAATATAAGTTAGAAAGTAAGTAATAAGAGGCCCCTTAATTGGGGCCTTTTTAGTATCAAAAACATATAAATAAAGGTATGACCAATAACTTTCTAAATCCAGCATCCTTTGTATTACAGTTAGATACTACTGTGTATCCAGAAGCAGAATTTACTATACAAACAATGATGCTCCCAGATGTATCTGTTGATGGTGCACCGTATCATACCCCATCAAGAACAATAGTAGTTGAAGCTGATAAAAT